AGGATGGTTTTTCCAGAGATATTTTCGTTGCTTCTCGGATTTAAAAGGCATTTTTACTATCTAACTTCTTTGCCGAATCCTCTTTTAGCTACGCCTCTAGATTTTACTCTTCCACCTTTTTTGTAACCTTGATTAAGTTCACTATGTATTCTTGAAACTTCATCTCTTCTATTACGGTTAGGAGATTCTGCTTCAACACGACCTAGTTCTTCAATTAAGTTAGTTCTTCCTCTGTCCATATTATCCTTTTTTAGCCATTTTTTTAAAAGTTTTAGCTAGGTTATATCTTTTAGATCCTGGAGGGCAAGATTTACTTCCAAATTTTTTGCCTGTACAGGGTTTATCTTTTCTCATTCCTTTTACAGCTTTTTGAATCCAGTCTCCGTCTTTTGCTCCAACTCTTCCGCCACTTTTTAATGCGACACCCATACCTCTATTATTTTTAACAACTCCACCGCCTCTTAAAGCGACACCCATACCTCTACCATCTTTAACAACTCCACCACCTCTATAAATACTTCTTTTTGTTTTCATTGGATTGGCTGATGTTGAATTAAAAAATTGTGGCATTATTTATTTACTAGCTCCTCTAGACTCATCTCTTCTAGATTTGAAGCTTTGTGTTTTTGTAGACTCTTTTCCTCTTCGCATTCCTAAAGACTCATCTAGTCTGTCATTAGCACCTTGTTTTTTCATACCAGATTTCGCATAAGGAAATCTTACATTTGATCTTACTCCGTTTTGTCTCATTTTTTTCCTCCGTTTCGAAATATTTGAGTTCCCTTTATACCATATATTGACGCGACTACAAGTATCCAAAGATTGGTGAACCAACTCGGAAGTGCCGCGAAATGTTCAAAGAAGATATTTATCTTTGTCATCGCCGCCGGGTCGTCACTTATAACCCCGTATGCCAAAATTGCTATCGGCGCAGAGAGAATTATCAAAACTGCCTCGTCCTTCCAGTCTGACTGACGGGCTTCTAACAATTTTCCCTGGTATTGTTCTTCGCCTCGGGCCATTTTAGATGCGTGCATATGTTGTGCATCAGCCATAGCCATTTTTGTCTCCTGGCGCTTCTTAAATATGTGTGTGCCAGCTTGCAAAGCCATCTTTGCTAAACCAAACCAAGCCATATGTTAGTACCAGGTTGCTTTAACCGGTTTTTTGTCAGCACGCATTCTTTTTGTGCCTCTGACAACAACCGTTTGAGATTCTTCGATGTTAGGGACTTCTTTTGTAATATTAACGCCACCAGTTTGGTAACCATCTTTACCAACACCTAAAACTTTTTCAGTTTTAACGTCTTTATTCATAAAAGCTTGTCCTCTTTGCCAATCTTTTCCCATAGTTTACTCCTTGTGTTAATTATACCTATTTTTTTCTAAAATTTCTACCAAAATCGTGTCTTTTACTTTGGTCTGCCATTTGTTGTTTCGCCATAGACACTCCTGCACGTAAATGAGCCAGTTCTTCGTTCTGTTCTAGCTTTTCTTCGTGTTGTTCATCATTCATTAGAGCTTTCATCTTGTCAAGATTGATTCTTTGCTCACCTTCTTCTTCTTTTCTCTTATTTTCCATAGCTCTTAGGTCAACTTCTCTTGATTTAATTTTTAATAATGGATCACCAGCAAATTCACCAGTAATTTTTTCTTCTTCTTTAGCATAGTCTTCTTGCATTTCAGCAATCAATTGAGCTTTTCTAGCTTCAATTTGATTAGTGATCTGTTGAACTCGTTGTTGCTGTTGTTGCATCTGTGGATTTTGCATCATTCCTTGTGCCATAGCTGGATTTTGTCCTCCCATTTGTTGCATTTGCTGTTGCATCATTTGTAACTCTTGTAATTCTTCAACAAACTCGATTTGAACTTGTTCTTGAGCCATTAAACTAATGTGCTCTAAAATATTTTTTTGTAACGCCCCCATTACCATAGGATTGTTCTGTACCATATTCAATCTCATAAAATTTAAGTGAGCGTCAATGTGTGCTTTATGGTCTTGACCTGGAAAAGCTTGAAATGGCTTTTGGGACATAGACATAATATGTTCTAACGCCGGATCTATTGGCATTGGTTGTGGAGGAGGTGGTAAAATTGCATTTACATTTTTTACCCCCAGCGCATCATACATAGATCTATATGCTTGATATAAATTATGCATCTGAGGATTTGATTGCGCCAGTTGTAATTGACTTTGCGCTAAAGATATTCTCTGTGTTTGAGAAAATATATTAGGATCAGCAACTGGTAGAATATCTATTCTATCATCAAAGTCTTGCATTTTAACTTCTCTTCGAGCACCTGGTACATCGTAAGGATAAACCGGTGGAAGATAAGTTTTAAATACTTCTGCTAATAATTTGAATTCTTGTTTTAAACCGACATAGATTCTTTTGTGAATAGCTGACATTACACGTGAACCACGCTCCAATAATGCTACAGTTGTTCCAACTGCCGCTTGTTGGTTCATATCGCCCACTTGCATATCAGCGATGGCCGCGAAACGTTGACCTGCATCAACTACAATACCCATTAACTGAAGTAAAGTTTGATCCGGTCCTTTAAAAGGTAGAGTCATAAACTGATCTTTAATATTGCCTCCCGGAGCGTCGACATCTCTAAACTCACCAGGTTGTAATGGTTGTGCATCGTCTCTAACTCTAATACCACGTGATTTAAATCCAGCTGGTAAGTTAGCTAAAGTTCCTGCATCCAATAATTGTCTTAAAGCTGCTGTTGCAGTTCTAGTTAAACCACCAATCATATGAATTAAACCAAAACCATAAAAACCAGTTCCTGGTAAAAATTTAAACTGAACAAAATAATCTTTTTTCTTTTTAATAGGATCTTGCGGAGCATAGTTTCTTCTAATAGATAAAACATCTTGCGTAGATTGTGCAATCGTTATGATGTAAGGTATTTTAATTCCTGTTGGTTCTCCATCTTCTCCAACATCTTCATAACCATCTAAATCTAAATCAGTATGAATTTCAAATAAAGTATATTGATCTTCTTGACCATCTTTAGAAATTCCTTCTAATTCTAATTTTTTATCTTCCAATTGATTTTCAGTAACTGGAGGTTCACCTAATTCTATGTCTCTATAAAATCCTGAAACTTGTTGTTTTTTTAATTCATTTTCTGAAATTTTAATAACGTGTACAATGGCTTCTGCATCTTCTAAAGAGTTTGCAGAATAAGGTACAATTAAATCATCAGCTGGAACAAATTTAGAAACGGCTCTTCCTAACAGATCGTCATAATAAACTTTCTTAAAAGTTGAGCCGCTTAGAGGGAGGTAAAATAACATTTGGTCAAATTCTGGTTCATACTCTTTCATCTGATCCATAATTTGCCAGTTCATAAAATCTTTAACACGTTTAGCTTGGTCTTCTTTAGGAACACTAATGTCCCCTAAAATTTGAGTTCTTACTGGTCCATCAGACGGGAGTAACTCTTTATAAGCCTGCGCTTGAAATTGCGTAACTGCTTCTGCAAGAACCGGGTGATTGACACCAGAAGCTCCACGAAAGGGTTCTGTTCTTCTTTCATATTTAAATCCTAAAAGTTCTAATCCGTTTCTATAAGTTTCTTCCCAGTCACCTCTAGATTCTTTGTATTCTGTATACTGATCGAAAAGTTTATGACCTAAGGGTTCTAAAACATTATCGGGCATTGTTTCGGCTAAATTAGCAAAATGATCCTGTGCTGGATCTAGCTCCGTTGCAGTAGGGTCAAAAGAAACTTCTGCTCCACCTGTTTCGTCCATTTCAATTTCAACTGGACCTGTAGGTGTATCTATAACCTCAGCTTTTTTTTCTGTTTCAATGATTGCTTCTTCTGGAAGCGCATTTGGATCAATATTGGGTAATGATTTGTCTATTTCAGCCATAGGGATATTCTATCTTCTTTCGAATAATGTTTCAACACCTGCTTTACTACTAGCAGTCATTGGATTATTTGTCAAACCAATGATCCCACCCTGGGCGTTCTTTTTACGACCTTTAGGATTAAAATTTGATAACTCAACTTTTTGTTCTAAATCTTTGAAACCCGTAGGATCAGACTCTTTCATAAATCTGGAAAATTCTTCTGCCACATTTGGATCAGAAATATTTATAGTTCCTGTGTTTTTAATACCTGCTAAAGTTTTTGTTGGTGTGGATAATTTTCTCATTTCTCTCATCTTAGCCATATCGTTAGTAATTACTCTCAACACTGCACCATATATATCTGATCGTGTAGCATCATCAATATCATCAATAAGTTTACCACCAAAAGCTGCTGGATTATTTTCAACTAAAGCTTCTGCTGCCATTTCTGCATCATATTTATAATCTCCGGTTGGAAAAATATCATCTACTGCTGCTCGAACTTTTGTTGGGTCTTCCCAAATATTAACTGTTTCAGTTATACTACGTGGATTTCTAATATTAAAATCATTTACAGCTTGAGCTGTTTCTTCTACTTCAATAGCTCCTTGAGGTCTTTCAACTTCATCCGCAGTTCTAATAGCATC